GTCGGAGATTCACCAAGACAGTCCATTTACAGCCAAACCAGTCGAGAACTAACCCGATGGCAACCAAACAATCCAAAGCCCTGCGAGGGGCAACTAAACCGAGACTCCAGAACATTCCTCTCAAGGGCAAGTCAAAGATTGACGATGTCAAAGAGGTGGCAGCGATACTCAAAGAGGAGCTTTTGCCTTATCAGGAGTACGTCCTCAAGGACATGCTCACAGTTGATAAGAATGACCGCTTCATAAGAAAGACCTCGTTGCTGTTAATCAGTCGTCAAAACGGGAAAACGTTTTTGGCTCGCATGCTTATCCTCACTCACCTCATTAAGTGGAATACGGACGTGCTTATCATGTCCTCGAACCGCTCTATGGCACTTGAGACCTTTAGGCAGGTTGCTAATGCCCTAGAAAACAATGACCACCTCAAGGGCATGGTCAAACAGATTAGATACGCCAATGGAACAGAATCCATCGAAATGCTCTCAGGGGCTCGCATGGACGTGGTCGCAGCGACTCGCGACGGCTCGAGAGGCAGGTCAATAAATGGATTGCTCTACGTTGATGAGGTACGCGAGGTCAGTTCAGAAGGTTATCGAGCTGCAATTCCAGTAACCAGAGCCCACCCCAATTCGCACACACTTCTGACTAGTAATGCTGGTGATGCTTTTTCCGAAGTACTGAACGATCTGAGAAGCAGAGCCCTTGATAATCCTCCTAAGAGCTTTGGCTTTTATGAGTATTCTGCTCCCCAATACTGCAAGATTACAGACCGCGCCGGATGGGCTCAGGCTAACCCTGCGCTTGGCTATACGATTACGGAGGAAGCACTTGAAGAAGCTATCGCAACGAGTCCCATTGAAAATACTAGAACTGAAACTCTCTGCCAATGGATTGACTCTCTCAGCAGTCCTTGGCCTCATGGAATTCTTGAGGAAACCTCAGACTCCTCGCTCCAGATTGCGCCAGGCGGTTATACAGTCTTTGCTTTCGATGTCAGTCCATCTCGCCGCAACGCTAGCCTCGTCGCTGGAACTATATTGCCTTCGGGTAAAATCGGAGTGGGAATTCTTCAGACATGGGAGTCGCAGGTCTCGGTAGATGATCTCAAAATAGCGGCAGAAATTAAGGCATGGGCTGACAACTACAGACCGCGCCAAATCTGCTACGACAAATACACAGCTCAATCCATAGCCGACAAACTCAGCAATGCAGGGCAAATGACGCAGGATATCTCCGGAGCATCCTTCTATCAGGCATGCGGTGACTTACTAGATGCGTTGGTCAATCATCGCCTAGTCCATTCAGGGCAAGAGAACTGGGTGCAACAGATGAACAACTGCGCAGCCAAGGTAAATGATTCTGCTTGGCGTATCGTAAAGCGAAAGAGTGCCGGTGACGTGTCAGGTGCTATCGCTTCTGCAATGGTTATCCATATGCTTTACAAACCACAACAGGTTGCGGCTATATACACAGAATAAACTAGATGTAGTGTATAATTAACCCTCATGGGTATCTTCTCGCGTAAGCCGTCAATCGTCGAAGCGCAATATGCGCCACAAGTCATGGGCGAGAACCTACCCTCACTTTACAACTACATCATTCCGCGCCTATCTCGCAAGGACGCAATGAGCGTTCCTTCAGTAGCCAGAGCGCGTAACTTGATTTGCGGCACAGTCGCATCGATACCTCTAGAGTATTACAATAAGCGCACAGGCGAAGTAATCGCTGCGCCTCGCTGGATTAATCAGCTCTCTAAGTCACAGCCATCTTTCGTAACTATTACTTGGCTCGTTGATTCTCTCATGATGTACGGGGTTGCCTACATGCTCGTTACTGAGCGTTATGCAGAAGATGGTCGCCCTTCATCTTTCGAGTGGGTTGCCAACACACGCGTTACATTCAACACAGATCTAAACGGCATGTATGTAACTCAGTATTTCGTAGATGCTTCTCCAGTTGATATGAATGACATTGTAACTATTCAGGGTTTCGATGAGGGCATCCTAGAACGCGGTGGTCGCACTATTCAGGCTGCTATCGATCTAGAACGCGCAGCTGCTCAGAACTCAGCCAATCCACAACCGGCGGGTTTCCTGAAAAATACCGGGGCGGATTTGCCACCAAATGAGGTTCAGGGTCTTATCGCTGCATGGAAGCGCGCTCGCCAGAATAACTCAACGGCTTACCTAACTTCAACACTTGATTATTCTCCAGTTGCATTTAGTCCTAAGGACATGATGTATAACGAGGCGATTCAGAACCTCAGTACTCAAATTGCTCGCCTTTGCAATGTCCCTGCTTACTACCTTTCAGCAGATCAGAATACGACTATGACTTACGCCAATGTTCAGGACGAGCGTAAGCAGTTCTTCGCTCTTAGCATCGAGCCATATATTCAGGCAATTCAGGCTCGCCTCTCAATGGATGACATCTCTACAGCAGGGCATGAAGTTCGCTTTGCAGTCTTTGACACATTCCTTAAAAATGATCCGCTAGTCGAGATTCAGGTATTAGAGAAGCTCCTAGCTCTCGGACTTATCACTACAGAGCAAGCGATGGAAATGACAGACTTAACTCCTAACGGATTGGAAGGCATGTAATGGAACAACTAATTATCGAAGCATCCTCTATTGAATGCAGCGAAGAACGCCGCGAAATCTCCGGCAAGATTGTGCCAATGGGTACAGGCGAAGTCGGTTACACAAACATGGGCGGCGTAGTATTCGAGGCTGGCTCTATCGATGTTTCAGACATTTCTAAAATTAAGTTGCTCTCACAGCACGACATGAAGAAGCCAGTCGGACGCATGACAGCGGCAGAGGTTCGCCCAGACGGTATCTATGCAACCTTCAAGCTCTCACGCTCTACAGGTGGAAACGATGCACTCATTCAGGCGCAGGAAGGACTCGTTAGCGGTCTTTCAGTAGGCGCAGAAGTTATCGCATCAAAGCCATCACGCGACGGTCACATCGTCGTATCAGCTGCAAAGCTGAAAGAAGTTTCTCTAGTAACTGAGCCGGCTTTCAAGTCTGCTCAAGTATTGGAGATCGCAGCAGAGGAAGTTATCCCTGCTGAAAACCAACCAGAAAGCGAGCCAATTGTGGAAGAAACCACTACACAGGCAGAAGCTCCAGCAGTTGAAGCAGCGGCAGTAGAAGCAGCTCGCCCAACAGTTGCAGCGAATCTCCAAGTACGCGAGCGCATTGCTCCAATTACATCAGCACAATACCTAGAGGCATCTATTAAGGCTGCCATGGGCGATGACGAATCACGCCGCACAGTTCGTGCAGCTGATGACTCAACATCAACTAACACAGGTCTGACACTTCCTCAGCACCTCAACAGCTTCATCACAGACACATTCTCAGGACGCCCAGCGTTCGATGCAGTCACACGCCAAGCACTAACTGAGTCAGGCATGAGCTTCACAGTTCCACGCCTTTATACAAACGCATCATCAGCAGACACAGCTCCAGCAGTTGCAGATGTTAATGAAGGCGCATCAGTAACAGATACAGGAATGACATCTGCTTACGACACAGTATCAATCAACAAGTTCGCTGGTCTTAACCGCGTCTCATGGGAACTCATCGATCGCTCATCTCCTGCGTTCATGGAACTCCTAATGGCAGAACTTCGTAAGGCATACGAGAAGGCTACAGATGCAGCTCTTATCGCAGCTTTCACAGCTAACGGAACACAGGCAGCTAATGTTGCAACAACAGCAGCAGGACTTCAGTCATTCATCTCTGTAGAAGGCGCAGCCGCATACAAGGGAACAGGCGGAGACTTCGCTAATAAGCTCGTTGCTTCTACTGATCAGTGGGCAGCTATCACAGGATACGCAGACACAACAGGACGCGCACTCTACTCAGCACAGGGTTCAACTATGAACGCTTCAGGCTCAGCAGTTGCTTCTTCAGTTCGTGGAAACATCCTCGGAACAGACCTCATCGTAGATCACAACATCGCTACATCAGGAATCGCAGACGAGTCAGCATTCTTGGTTGCTCCAGGCAGCGTGTATGTCTGGGAGTCTCCTCAAACACAGCTACGCCTTAATGTTCTAACTACAGGCGAGTTGGAAATTGCACTTTATGGCTACCTAGGAATCTACGTAGGCAAGAGTGGTAAGGGCGTTCGTCGCTTCGCAGTAGCTTAATCGCTACACACTAAGTCGCTGAGGGGGGCTGCCAGAGCCCTTGCAGTCCCTCTCAGTCTTTAGAAAGGATAACAATGAGCATAACAACAGTCGCAACTCTTAGGAGCGCACTTGGCGTTGGCACTCTCTATTCAGATGCTACGCTTCAAGCCGTTTGCGATGCTGCTGACAATGTCTTGTTGCCCTTTCTATGGAAGAACCAAATGCCTACAGTTGCACATAGCAACTCTGGAACAGTTGGAACTCTCTACTTTGATGAACCAGTAAGAGACATGTTTTATGTTGGACAGTCTGTAACTATCACAGGCTCTGGCACTAAATTTAATGGCACTAAGACTATTACCGGCGTTGGTGAGTATTCTTTCGATGTAACCACTACTCACACATCAGATAACCCTTATCATACAATTATGCCATCTGGCATTGCAGCTGCTGAGACTTACACAGACTACACAGCAGTCCCCGCAGTTCAAGAAGCAAGCCTCATGATTTCTATCGATATCTGGCAGTCTCGCCAAGCTCCAAGCTCAGGCGGCGTAAGCATTGACGGCTATACACCTAGCCCATACCGCATGGGTAATACTCTTCTCGCTCGCGTTCGTGGCTTACTTGCTCCATATC